TGATGGTGTAGAAGATTTTAGATTTATTCATTTTAATTTACAAGCAGTTAGAAATATAATTGTAGATGCAGCTAAAGGAATGAAATAATATGAAAAGTAAATTTACTAAAGATAATTTTATCGTAATTAAAAATGCGGTTGAACCTAAGGTTGCCGAATTTGTGTACAACTACTTCTTAATGAAACGACAAGTAGCCAGAACTTTTTTTGACCAAAGATTTGTATCCCCTTTTACCACTGAATGGGGTGTATGGAATGACGAACAAGTACCAAACACATATTCTCATTATGCGGATATTGCTATGGAAACATTGTTGTTAGCTGTTCAACCTATTATGGAAAAACAGACAGGTCTTAAATTAATACCTACGTATGCTTATGCTCGTATCTATAAAAAAGGAGATATACTTCATAGACACAAGGATAGATTTAGTTGTGAAATATCAACAACCTTAAATCTTGGTGGTGATGAGTGGCCTATCTTTATAGAAAAAGATCCAAAAAAAGGTGGAGTACGAGATGGAAAATATACTTCTGATTTTACCAAAGGCTCAAAAGTTATTTTGAAACCAGGAGATATGTTGGTATACAAAGGAGCTTTATTAGAACATTGGAGAGATCCATTTATTGGTGAAGATTGTGGTCAAGTATTTTTACACTACAATAATCAAGCGACTAAAGGTTCAGGAGATAATATCTTTGATGGTAGACCTCATTTAGGATTACCTAGTAAATTTAAAGGAGTTAAGCTTTAATACACCCTAAATAGTATTATGAGCAAATTAGAAGAATCAGTCAATGAAATTTTAGGTATTGAATCAAAAGAACCTAAAGGACCTAAAGAGTTTAAACCTTTAGTGCCTCGTAAAGAAAATATAGAATCTCCAGACCTGGATAACGACTACACGTATAGTAGAGAAAATTATTACAATCTAATAGAACGAGGACAAGAGGCCGTACAAGGTATTTTGGATGTAGCAAGAGAAGGCCAACACCCTAGAGCTTACGAAGTTGCCTTGAATGGTATCAAAAATGTGGCCGATACTATAGATAAATTACAAGACTTACAAAAGAAATTAAAAGATTTAAAAGAAGTACCTAAAACAGCTGGCGCTAATATAAAGAACGCTCTCTTTGTAGGTTCAACTGCTGAATTACAAAAGATGTTAAAAAATGAAAATACTGAAATCAAAACAGTTACACCCAAAGAAAAAGATATTTCCGATTGATGAGTTAAGTTATATTAAGTATTACGAAGAACACGGAGTATATCTACAAGAGTTGACAAAGAACGGAGTATATCTACAAGAGTTGACAAAAGATTTTGAAATGATAGAGCCCATACAAATCAACCAACACGAAATTTCTGATACAGTACGATATGGTGCTGTTGGTACAATCTATAAAGAAAAAAAGTATTCTGTTGTTAAAGGCAATCAAAGAGTTACACTAGCTAAAAAATTAGGTTATACTCATATAGAGGGAATTATATTAAATGGCCATTGATGCTTATCTCGGTAACCCGAATCTCAAAAAAATTAATACTGATGTTGAGTATACCAAAGAACAGATTGTAGAATATCAAAAGTGTTCTACCAATCCTATTTACTTTATGGAGAAGTATATAAAGATTGTATCTCTGGACGAAGGTCTTGTACCATTTAATATGTACGACTTTCAAAAGAAGATAGTTAATACCATACACAATAATAGATTTACTATCTGTAAACTTCCTAGACAATCAGGTAAATCAACAACTACTATTTCTTATCTTTTACATTACGCTTTGTTTAATCCAAATTCTAATATTGCTATTTTGGCAAACAAATCATCTACCGCTAGAGATATATTAGGTAGATTACAACTTGCTTATGAAAACTTACCGAGATGGTTACAACAAGGTGTTATCAATTGGAACAAGGGTTCAATTGAATTAGAAAACAAGTCCTCTATTGTAGCGGCCGCAACTTCAAGTTCTGCTATTCGAGGAGGTTCTTTTAACATTATTTTTTTAGATGAGTTTGCTTTCGTACCAAGTAATATTGCTGAATCTTTTTTTAGTTCAGTTTATCCTACTATCTCTGCTGGTAAAAATACAAAAATGATAATTGTATCTACTCCTTATGGTATGAATATGTTTTACAAATTATGGACAGATTCAGCTGAAAAAAGAAACGATTATGTTCCTATAGAAGTACATTGGTCAGAAGTTCCAGGTAGAGATCAAGCTTGGAAAGAAATGACCATTAGAAATACTAGTGATGAACAATTCCAACAGGAGTTTGAATGTGAATTTTTAGGTAGTGTCAATACATTAATATCTCCATCTAAAATACAAATGTTGGCCTACTTTAATCCTATGGTGGTTTCTGGTAGTGTAGAACAATATAAAGAACCGATAGCCGGTCGTACCTATGTTTGTACTGTAGATGTGGCTCGTGGTGTAGATAAAGATTATTCAGCTTTTGTTATTTTTGATGTTACACAAATGCCGTATGAGGCGGTGGCTCTTTATAAAAACAATGAAGTAAGACCTTTTATCTTTCCTAATATTATAAGTGAAATGGCAAAACGATATAACAATGCTCATATATTAACCGAAGTGAATGATATTGGCCAACAGATTGCTGAAGCTTTGAATTTTGAAATAGAATATCCAAACATAATGATGACTACTCAAAAAGGAAGAGCTGGTCAATTATTAGGAGCTATGTACAGTGGACGTGGTTCATCTATGGGTGTTCGTATGACTAAACAAATTAAGAGAATAGGTTGTGCTAATATAAAGACATTAATTGAGGGTGACAAATTGATTGTTAATTCCTTTAAGATAATTGAAGAAATGAGCACCTTTACCAAAAGAGGTCAAAGTTGGCAGGCCGAAGATGGTTGTAATGACGATTTAATGATGTGTTTAGTTATATTTGGATGGTTATCAAACCAAGCCTACTTTAAAGAATTAACCAACACAAATGCTAGACAACAAATGTATGTGGAACAACAAAATTTAATAGAACAAGATATGGCACCATTTGGATTTTTGGATGATGGAATTAATGCCCACGAAGAAGCAACTACAGATGAATATGGAGATGTATGGCATCCTGTAGTACGTAAAGGGGAATAGTGTAGTTTGTGGGTATTATAAATATCTACAAGAATAAACTTTGATTATGGGCGTATGAATAATACGACTTTTGATTTAAATATAACTATCAAATAAAAGAAGGAGAAAATACCTATGGCATTTCAAGTATCACCAGGTGTTCTCGTACAAGAAAAAGATTTAACTAGAATTATACCAGCAGTATCCACATCAATTGGTGCTTTTGCTGGCGAATTTCGTAAAGGACCTTTAGACGAGGTTGTGTCTATCTCTAGTGAACAAGAGCTTGTAGAAACTTTCGGCAAACCAGATTCAAATAACTTTGAATACTTTTTTTCTGCCGCTAACTTTTTACAATACTCTAATGCTTTAAGAGTAGTACGAGCAACTAATACAAGTGTATCAAACGCTAACGTAGCAGGATCAAGTGTACTAATCAATAATACAGAAGATTACACTTCAAATTATGCTGACGGACAAGGCGTTGTCGGACAATGGGCAGCTAGAACAGCAGGAGTTTGGGGTAATAACCTAAAAGTTTCTGTTTGTGAATCAGCGGAAGCTTACGAAAAACAAGCAGCAACAACTTTAAATGATGCATCTACAGCGGTAGGAGATACCACTGTAACTGTAACTGACGGAACAGTGTTCTCTGTTGGCGACATTATATCATTTTCAACTACAGCAGCTACTAATGATTATACAGATGGATTTGAATATAGAATAACAGCTATATCTACAAATGATCTTACTATCGTTAGAAAAGAAGGCCAAGGCGGATTAAACGCTGCTTTGACTAACGGAGTTAATGTTAGACGAAGATGGCAATATTATGATTATGTTGATGGAGCTCCAGGCACTTCGCCTTATGCTTCAGCAAGAGGTGGATCTAATGATGAACTACACGTTGTAGTCGTTGACGAAGATGGCGGAATTTCAGGTACTGTTGGAGAAGTTATCGAAACTTACTCTAAATTATCAAAAGGTTCTGACGCTAAAACAGGTGAAGGTGGAATAAACTACTACCCAACTGTAATCTTTAATAGATCAACTTTCATTTACTGGATGGATCATTCATCATTAGGCGTAACTAATGGTTTTGGTTCTCCTGTAGCTAACAAAAACTTTGACAACACATCAGCAATTACATTATCAGAAACAAACTCTCTATCAGCAGGTAGTGATGGATCAGCGGTAACAGCTGGCCAATTAAAAACTGCTTACGAGAAGTTTAGCGATTCTGAAACGATTGATGTTGGTTTAATCATTGGTGGTAAAACACCTAATGAAACGGTAGGAACTCCAGGCGATGGTAAGAATCACGTAAATGATCTTTTACAATTGGCTGAAGATAGAAAAGACGCTATTGCGTTTGTTTCTCCTCCAAGAAACCACGTTGTTGATATAACTAACACAACTGTAATCACTAATAACATTACATCTTTTTATGGAAATATTAATTCATCTTCATATGTAGTTTTTGATAGCGGTTACAAATATATGTACGACAGATATAATGACGTTTACAGATATGTACCATTAAATGGTGATATGGCTGGTTTGGCTGCTAGAACAGACTTAACAGCTGACGCTTGGTACTCTCCTGCAGGCTTCAATAGAGGTCAAGTACGAGGTGTAGTTAAGTTAGCTTACAATCCAACTAAAGCACAAAGAGATCAATTGTATCCTAAGAGAGTAAATCCTGTGACGTTTTTCCCAGGACAAGGTACAGTTCTATTTGGTGACAAAACTGGATTATCAGCACCTTCTGCTTTCGACAGAATCAATGTAAGAAGATTGTTTATCGTTTTAGAAAAAGCGATTGCTACTGCTTCTAAGTTTCAACTATTTGAGTTCAATGATGAGTTCACTAGAGCAAACTTTAGAAACATTGTAGAGCCTTTCTTACGTGAAGTTCAAGGTCGAAGAGGTATCACAGACTTTTTAGTAGTATGTGATGAAACAAATAACACTGGAGAAGTAATTGATAGAAATGAATTTATAGCGGAAATCTTTGTGAAGCCTGCTAGAAGTATCAACTTTATCACATTACAATTCATAGCAACACGTACTGGCGTTTCGTTTGACGAAGTCGCTGGTGGGTAAGTTTAGAAAAGGAGAAATAAACAATGGCTAATATAAATGACTTCAAAGCTAAACTTGCAGGCGGTGGCGCAAGAGCCAACCAGTTTAAGGTAACAATGCCTTTTCCTGGTTACGCACAAGTTGGTGGCGAAATAGAAGACTTAGCATTCCTATGCCGAGCAACAACTATACCTGATATGACTATTGGAATCGTTAACGTTCCATTTAGAGGTAGAAATATCAAAATAGCAGGTGATAGAACAATTGCCGAATGGAGTGTTACAGCTTATAATGATACAAACTTCAAATTGAGAAATGCTTTCGAAAGATGGCAGAATGGTATCAACAATATGACTGACAATGAAGGATTAACAAATCCTGTTGACTATCAAGTTGATGCATTTGTAGATCATTTGGACAGAAACGGTAATACGATCAAGTCGTACACTTTACGAGGGGCTTTCCCAACTGCTTTGTCGGCTATTGATTTGAGTTATGATGAAGCAACGGCAATCGAACAGTTTGACGTTACTTTTAACTACCAATACTTCGAAACAAATACTACAACATAACAATTAAATTGGGGGTTCCGACCAGGAACCCCCTTTTAAAAGTCTTATAAGTAGTTGTATAGGAGAAATAAATTATGGCAGAATTATTTGGATTTAGTATTACGAGGGCAAAAAAACCCACGGATCCGAAACAAGCTTTCACAACAACCCAGGTAGATGATGGTACACAAACTATTGCTGCTGGAGGTTACTTTGGTCAATACCTTGATATGGAAGGTACGGCTAAGAGTGAAGCGGACTTAATACGAAGATATAGAGAAGTAGCTTTACACCCAGAGTGTGATATGGCGATAGAAGATATCGTGAACGAGGCTATTGTTGCGAATGAATTAAGGGATGCTGTTAGAGTAAATGTAACAGACTTGCCTTATGGTAAAGACGTAAGAAGAAAAATAGAAGATGAATTTAAGGAAGTTTTAAGATTACTAAACTTCAATACAAGAGGTCACGACATTTTTAGAAGATGGTACGTAGATGGCCGAATCTATTACCATAAAATTATAGACAGAGAATCACCTGTAAAAGGAATTACAGAGTTGAAATATATTGATCCTCGTAAAGTTAAAAAAATACGAGAGATTAGAAAGAAAAGACCAGATGGTCCTGTGCCACACGGTTTAACTGTTGTAGATGAATTTGTTGAATACTTTTTATATAATGAAAAAGGTGTTGTAGGTTCAACTTCAGGAATGGGTCTTAAAATTGCTCCTGATACAATTGCTTTTTGTCCTTCTGGAATGATTGACCAAAACAAAAATATGGTGTTGTCTTATTTACATAAGGCGATTAAACCTGTTAATCAATTAAGAATGATTGAAGACGCTACAGTAATCTATCGTATTGCTCGAGCACCTGAAAGAAGAATTTTTAAAATTGATGTTGGTAATTTACCTAAAGTAAAAGCCGAACAATATTTAAGAGATGTAATGGCAAGATATAGAAACAAACTTGTCTATGACGCACAGACTGGTGAAATCAGAGATGATAGAAACTATATGTCAATGTTGGAAGACTTCTGGTTACCAAGTAGAGAAGGTGGCAGAGGTACAGATATTACAACATTACCTGGCGGACAAAACTTAGGTGAGATTGCTGATATAGAATATTTTAGAAGTAAGTTATATAGATCATTAAATGTTCCGGTTAGTAGATTAGAAACTTCAGCTGGATTTAATATTGGAAGAGCTTCAGAAATCACAAGAGATGAATTAAAATTTACTAAATTTGTTCA